CACCCCGGCCGATGGCCAGCTCATCGTCTCGGCAGTTGGCAACGCTTCCATCACGTTCGACCTGGCCGCCAACCTGGCCGGCGCCCTGTCGGCCGCGGGCAGCACGTCCTTCTCGTTTACGGTGAACAACGCCACGCTCGGCGCCATCGTCGACGCCGTGGGCGCCGCGCTGGTGCAGTTTTCAAACAGCGCCACGGTCAGGGCCACGGGCAATCTGTCGGGCGACATCACGCCGTTCACCGAGCTGAGCCCGCAGTCCCTGTCAGCGGCGGTGTGGGAAGCCCTGGCCAGCGCCTACAACACGCCCGGCTCCATGGGCGAGCTGCTGAACAGCGCAGGCGCCGCGGCTGACCCGCTGCTGGGCACCGTCGAGGGCGGTCTGACGCTGCGCGACGTGCTGCGCATCCTGCTGGCCGTCAACGCGGGTGACGCCACCGGCCTGGAAGGCTCCAGCATGGTGTTCAAGAGCCAAGACGGCACCGTGGACCGGGTGGAAGCCACCTACAGCTCGGGCGCGCGCACCGTCACATCCGTTGACCCGTCGTGAGCGCCCAGGGCCAATACGCTGGCCAATACTTTGGCGACTACTTCGGCCAGGCCGGCACGCCTGTCGTGCCCGGCGTCATGGTCGGCACGGCGCACATCAGCTTCAGCGCCACCGGGCTGCTCACGGACGGCCAGGCGCCTGCGCCCGCGCCTGCCCGCCCCAGCTACTGGAGCGACCGCCCCTGGCGTGATGTCCCCTTCATCCCCATCACCCCGCGCCGGCCGCGCCGCAGGCGGCAAGAAGACCTGATCTTCCTGGGGCGCTGAAGTTGCGCGCTGTCAAGCCGCTTGCCTTACGCACTTGACACCAGGCGCCGCACCATGCAGCGCATGAGCAAGTTGCCAGCCAATCTCCAGCGTGCCCTGCCCAAGGGCCGCACCGAGCGCGCCCTGCAGGTAGAGCGTGCCGCCATCAACGAGGAAGCGCGCACCGCCACGCTGGCCTTCGCCAGCGAAACGCCGTATGAGCGCTACTGGGGCATCGAGATCCTGGACATCAACCCCACCGCCATGCGCCAGGGGCGCCTGCGCAGCGGGGCCAATCTTCTCGTCGATCACGACACCCGTGATGTGGTCGGCGTCATCGAATCTGTCGAGGTGGGTGCGGACCGTGTAGCCCGTGCCACCGTGCGCTTCGGAAAAAGCGCACGCGCAGAGGAAGTGTGGTCAGACGTCCGCGACGGCATCCGCCGCAACGTGTCCGTGGGCTACATGATCCACAAGGCGCAACTGGTCGAGACAAAGGAAGGTGTGGAAACCTACCGCGTCACCGACTGGGAGCCCTTCGAGGTGTCGCTGGTGTCCGTGCCAGCAGACCCCACGGTCGGCATCGGCCGCAGCCTGGATGCAGGCACCGATGCACAAGACCCCCCGGCCGCCGCAGGCCCCGCAGCCAGAGCGGCAGCGACTGAACCCGAACCCCAACCCTCGAAGGACCACATCATGTCTGATGTCACCACCCCCGTGGCCGAGCGCAACCACGCCGCCGAAATCTCCAAGATCGCCAAGGGCCTGCCCGGCGGCGCCGACATGGCGCTGGACGCCATTCAGCGCGGCCTGACCACTGAGCAGTTCCAGGCTGAGGCCATCGCCAAGCTCTCCAGCAAGCCCATGCCCACGGCCGACATCGGCCTGGACAAGCGCGAAACCAAGCGCTACTCGATGATGCGCGCCATCAACGCCCTGGCCAACCCGGGCGACGCCGCCGCGCAGCGCGCTGCAGCCTTCGAGCGCGAGTGCTCCGAAGCGACCTCCGCCAAGCTGGGCAAGCAGGCCCGCGGCTTCATGGTGCCCACCGAAGTCCAGCGCCGTGACCTGAACGTCACCACGGCCACGGCCGGCGGCAACCTGGTGGCCACCGAGCTGCTGGGCGGCAGCTTCATTGACGCGCTGCGCAACGCCATGGTCATTGACCGCATGGGCACGCGCATGCTGACGGGCCTGGTGGGCAACATCGCCATCCCGCGCCTGAGCGGCACCGGCACTGCCTACTGGGTGGCTGAGAACACCGCCCCCACCGAGAGCGACCAGACCATCGCCCAGGTGACCATGAGCCCGAAGACGGTGGGCGCCTTCACCGACATCAGCCGCCGCCTGCTGCTGCAATCCAGCATCGACGTGGAAGCCATGGTGCAGAACGACCTGGCCACCATCCTGGGCCAGGCCATTCAGCAAGCCGCCATCAACGGCAGCGGCGCCAGCAACCAGCCTAGCGGCATCCTCACCCGCGTGACGGCCTCCGTCATCGGCGGCACCAACGGTGCAGCGCCCACCTGGGCCAACATCGTGCAGCTGGAATCCGACGTCGCCGTAAGCAATGCCGATGTGGGCACCCTGGGCTACCTGACCAACGCCCGCGTGCGCGGCAAGCTCAAGACCACCAGCAAGGTGTCGGGCCAGAACGGCTTCGTGTGGGATGACGGTGACACGCCGATGAACGGCTACCGCACCGCCGTCACCAACGCCGTGCCGTCCAACCTGGTCAAGGGCACCTCGGGCTCCACCTGCTCGGCCATCGTGTTCGGCAACTTCGCTGACCTGGTGATCGGCATGTGGGGCAGCCTGGACCTGATGGTGGACCCGTACACCGGCAGCACCGCCGGCACCGTGCGCGTGGTGGCCCTGCAAGACGTGGACGTGCAACTCCGCAACGTGGTGAGCTTCGCCACGATGGTGGACGCGCTGACCGTCTGACCCTGAAGGCCAGACGACAAGCCCAGCCCAGGCCCAGCCATGACCGAAGACCTCGCGCCCTTCTTTGCCGACTTCGCGGTGGACGCCACCGTGAACGGCCAGGCCGTGCGCGGGATCTTCGACAACGGCTTCGCCCTGGGCAGCGTCGGCATCGGCATGGCCGGCACGCAGCCCACGCTGCGCCTGCGCACCGCTGACGTAACGGCTGACCCTGTGGGCCAGGCCGTCAGCGTCAACGCTGTGGCCTACACCGTGGCCGCGCACGAGCCAGATGGCACGGGCGTCAGCGTGCTGATGCTGGAGCGCGCATGAGCATCATCAATACCGCCATCACTGCCGTCGTGGCTGCCCTGGGCACCGCGCCTGCGGTGGCCAACGTCGGCCGCGTGCGGCTGCGCCCGGTGTCGTCCAGCACCAGCACCGCTGTGGTGGTGCGCCCGGTGGACAGCCAGGTGCTCGAGGCCTCGGTGCTCAGCAGCCAGCCCATCACGTGGGACACGCGCATCGGCGTGGAGTGCTACGCCCGCGCCACTGCCGGCCAGGCGCCTGACGTGGCCGTGGACGCCCTGGTGTCCACCGTCTACGCCAAGCTGATGGCCGACCCCACGCTGGGCGGCGCCGTCATCGCCCTGCAGCCGCAGTCTGTGTCCTATGACTTCGACGCCGATGGCGAAAACACCGTCTGCGCCACCTTCGTCTTCACCGCCCGCCAGCGCGTGGCCGCCGCCACGTTCTGAACCCGTCACCCACTCGCTCACCCCCTGATCCACTGAAAGGACGCCATCATGGCTTACTACTTCCCCGAAGGCTCGAGCATCCAGTTCAGCACCACGCTGGCCTCGGCCAAGACCATCTCTGCTGCCACCAACGCCAACCCGGCCGTGCTGACTTCCACCGCTCACGGTTACGTGACGGGCGACGAAGTGCTCTTCGTCTCTGGCTGGGAAGACGCGACGGATTCTGTCTACAAGGTCACCGTCATTGACGCCAACTCGTTCAGCCTGCAAGGCCTGAACACCAGCAACACCAGCTTCTTCCCGGCCGGCAGCGGCACGGGCACCACGCAGAAGCTGTCTGCCTGGTCGGCGGTGCCGCAGGTGCTGAACATCTCCACCAGCGGTGGCGATGCGCGCTTCACCACGGTGTCGCCCCTGGCCAAGCGCAACGACATCAACGTGCCCACCGGTTTTAACGCCATGAGCATGACGATGCAGTTGGGCCACGACCCGGCCCTGGCCAACTACCAGACCATGCTGGACATCAGCCGCACGCTGAGCAAGGTCAGCTTCAAGCTGGTGCTGGGCGGCGGCGGCACGATGTACGGCCACGGCTACATGAGCGTGGCCGAAGCGCCCACGCTGGCCCGCAACCAGGCCAACCAGGTCAACGCCGCCATCACGGTGCTGGGCCGGGCCATCAGCTACAGCTGATGACGCAGGGGCCCGCCGCGGGCCCGCCTGAACCTTTCAGCGCGGCAGGCCGGTGCGCATCCCGCACCGGTCGGCACGTCGGCCCCGAACGTGCCACGCCGCGCTCCCTTCCAACCTCGGGCACCACACATCGGGCACTCACATGGGCATCAAGATCGTCGTCTCCAACCTCGTCAAGTTCAAGGTGCGCGGCACCATCAAAGACGAGGCCGGCACAGACCAGCCGTTTGACTTCTCCCTCACCTGCCGCCGCCTGGACGCAGACCAGATCAAGACCAAGCTGGCTGACAACAGCGAAACCAGCGTGGCCGACTTCATGCTGGAAGTGATCGAACAGTGGCAGGGCGTGCGTGACGCAGAAGACGTGCCAATGGACTTTACTGAGGCCGCCTGGCGCCAGCTCTGCAAGATCCCTGGCGTCAGCCTCGTCGCCTTCCGCACCTATTTGGCTGAGGTGGGCGCGAAGGAAAAAAACTAGCCGCGCTCGCCCGGGAACTGGCCGAACACCACAGCCGCGATGCAACATCCAGCGCACCCCCACCCGGCAGCGCCTGGGCTCAGGCCCTGGCAGGCCTGGGCACGCTGGAGCCCGAGGCCCCGCCCGAGCGCAGCGCCTACCTCTGGCCTGACAACGTGCAAGCCTGGGCCTGCTGGCAGGGCGTGCAGACGCAATGGCGCACCGGCATGGCAGGCGCCACAGGGCTGGACTACGCCGGCGTGCGCGCCCACCTGGACGAGCAGCCCGACATCGAGCGCGAAGCCCGCCCAGACATCTGGCGCGGCATCCAGGCCGCAGAGCGCGCCACGCTGGAAGTGTGGGCCGAACAGCGCGAGCGCGAGCGCGACGAACAGCAAGCCGCACAGCCCCCCGCTGCGCGCGTCAGCCCGCTGAGGTAAGCGCATGGCCACCAGCGAAATCGGCATCAAGATCGGCCTGCAGGGCGCGGAATCCGTCACCAGCGGCCTGCAGCGCGTGGGCGTCAGCATGGGCCAGCTCAGCGGCCAGGTGGACACCGTGCGCAACGCGCTCTCCACCCTGGCCCCCACGCTGGCCGGCGCCCTCACCGTGGGCGGCCTGGTGGCCTTCGTGCGGCAGACGGTCAACGCCGTGGACGCCATGAACGACCTGGCAGACGCCACCGGCGCCAGCATCGAGGAAATCAGCAAGCTCGACCAGGTGGCCCGCCGCAACGGCGCCAGCCTTGACCAGGTGGGCGGCATGCTGGTCAAGTTCAACGCCCAGCTCAAGGCGGCGGACGGCAAGAACGGCGCCAGCATCGCCCTGGAAGCCATCGGCCTGAGCGCCGCCAAGCTGCGCCAACTGGACCCGGCAGAGGCCCTGCGCCAGACGGCAGTGGCCCTGGCCGGCTTTGAAAACGACGCCAACAAGGCCCGCATCACGCAGGAGCTGTTCGGCAAGAGCGTGCGCGAGGCTGCACCGTTCCTGAATGACCTGGCCGAAGCTGGCGAGCTCAACGCCAGCGTGACCGCTCAGCAGGCCGCTGAAGCGGACAAGTTCAACAAGCAACTGTTTGCCTTCCAGGCCAATGCCGGCGATGCAGCGCGCGTCATCACGCAGGAACTGCTGCCCACCTTGTCGGCCATCGCAGCCGAGTTCAACCGCACCAATGCCGCAGGCGACACCCTGGCCAAGTTCTTTGGCACCGGGCTGAAGGTGGTGCTGGAGACGCTGGCTGTGCTGGCCACCGATGTGGCCTTCGTGTTCAAGGGTGTTGGCCGCGACCTGGGCGGCATGGCCGCGCAGATTGCGGCGCTGGCCAAGGGCGACTTTGCCGGCTTCAGCTTCATCCGCAAAGGCCTCATCGAAGACTCCATTCAGGCCCGAAAAGAACTCGACGCCCTGCAGGCCCGTATCCTGGGCGTGCAAGAAACCGCACGCGCCGCCGATGCAGCCCGCGCCCGCGAAGACCGCGGCTTCGTGCCAGGCGGCCGGCGCTCCGTCATCGACATCGCCGGCGAAGAAGCCCGCCGCAAGGCTGCGGATGAATCGGCCCTGAAGGCCGCGAAAGACCGGCAGACCGAGCTTGACATCCTGGCCAAGCGGCAACTGGCCAACATCGTGGCGTATGACAAGGCCGAGGCCGAGCTGGAAGAACAACTCAAGCGCAGCGCCAAAGCCGAGCTGGAGCTGGCCGCCACCCGCAGCATGAAAGCCGTGGAGGCGTATGAGGCCAGCGAACAGGCCATCGACGCCAACCTGGGCAAGGCCAAAGACCTGGTGGACGCTATCAACCGCGAAACCGAAGCGCTGCAGATGAGCAACATCGAGCGCGAGACAAGCGCCGCACTGCTGGAGCTGGAGCGTGCAGGCCTGGAAAAAGGCACCTATGCCTATGACGAGTACGCCAAGAAGATCCGCGAAGCCGTGCTCAACCGCGAAACCGTGCGCGCCAGCATCGAGCAGACCAAGACCATCGAGCAAGAGTGGCGCCGCACGGCAGACCAGATTGGCCAAAGCCTGACGGACGCCCTGATGCAAGGCGGCAAGAGCGCCTGGGAATACATCAAGGGCCTGTTCCGCAGCATGGTGCTGCGGCCTGTCATCCAGGCGGTGGTCAATCCCGTTGTGGGGGCCGCCCAAGCTGCGGTTGGCTCTGCCCTGGGCCTTTCCGCAGGCTCTGCGGCAGCAGGATCTGCATTCGGTAATGCGGCCGGCGCGGCGATCGGCTC